TAACGATGGTTATAGTCCTGACAAAGGATTAAAAAGAGTAGCAACTATTCCTACAATCATTCTTGAGATTTGGACAAAAGAATATCACAAAGATCAAAACAAAGGTAATTGGTTTGAATTACCAAAAGACATTCAGCAAAAAATATTAAGAGAAAAATTAAATAGTTCTGATTACAGATACTTCAGAACAGCATCAGGAAGATTTTAATGGCACTAACAAATTATACAACTCTAAAAACATCTATAGCAAACTGGTTAAACAGATCAGATTTAACAGATGAGATAGCAGATGATTTTATCAAATTAACAGAAGCCGATTTTAACTCTAAGTTAAGAGTTAGAAAAATGATAGCTCAAACAAGTTTTACTGTTGATACTGAAACAGAGGCTTTACCAACAGGATATTTACAAGTTAGAGATATGTATATTTTAAGTGGTAATACTAAATATCCTTTAACATACCAAACACCATCACAAATGGATAGCACAGTTGGAACTTCTACAACTGGCAGACCAAGTTCATATACAATTTTAGGAGATACATTTAGATTTTCTCCAAAGCCAGATGATTCTTACACAGCTTATTTAAATTATTATAAAGCATTTGATGCTTTGTCAGACACAAATACAACAAATTATATTTTATCAACCCACCCAGCAATTTATTTGTATGGTGCTTTATTTCATGCAGCTAATTTCTTAGGTGGTATTAATCCACAGCAAGTACAAACATGGCAACAAATGTATGCAACTACTATGGAAAGATTAGAATTAAATGACAGAGAAGATCAAGTAAGTGGTTCGCCTTTACAAATTAGAGGTGAGAACACAGTAGCTTCTCCTTTCATTTCAACTTTATAGGTAAAAAAATATGCAAATACCTTTCGGTGAATGGTTGCCAGACCAACCAGATCATTTAAATCCTGGAGCAACTGTAGCAACCAATGTGTATCATGCACAATCAAGCTACAAACCAGTTAAAGGTTTAGTTGCTTATAGTGGTGCATCTAATGTAACACAAAATGCTAAAGGTGCTGGTAGTTTTAGAGATAACACAAACACAGTATTTACTTTTGTTGGAACGAAAGACAATATTTACAAATTAACATCTGGTACTTTTGCAAGTGTAAAAGGAAGTTTAACTATATCAGGTGGTGATACAGATTTTTTTACCTTTACTCAATTTGGACAATATGTAGTTGCAAGTAATGGTGTCAATCCTCCCATGTATTATTTAATGGGAACTTCAACTAACTTTGCAACACTACAATCATTAGTAACATCTAGTGGATCAGGAACAGTACCAGCTAAATTTAAAGTTTCAGGTGTGATTAGGGATTTCTTTGTTTCAGGTAATATTGAAAATGCAAAGAATAGAGTAGCATGGTCTGGAATAAACGATTTATCAACTTGGGAAGCTGGTGTTAGTTCATCAGATACTCAAGACTTGCCTGGCTCTGGTGGTCAGGTTGTGGCAATTACCTCCGGTGAAGTTGGGTACGTCTTTAGAGAAGATCAAATAATTCGTATGGACTTTGTGGGTGGAAACGTAGTATTCCGATTCTCAGTAATATCACCGAATAGAGGAGCTGTTTATGGACAAACAGTTTGCCAAGACAACAGACAAGTTTTCTTTTACGCATCAGATGGATTTTTTCAAATCAATGGCGATCAAATTGTGCCGATAGGAGCTGAAAAAGTAAATAGATTTTTTGATGGTGATTTAAACAAAGCATACACAGATAGAATTACAGCAGCAGTTGATCCATTTAACACTTTAGCGATTTGGTTATATCCAAGTAAAGATAATCCAAATACTACTGGAGTTTGTGATAAACTCCTGATATACAACTATGTAACTCAAAAGTGGTCAGTTGCTAAAGTTAAAGCATCACAAATCTTTAAACAATTCGTAGTAGCAAACACAGTTGAGCTAATGGATATTATTTCTGAAAACTTAGATGATATTAATATTTCATTAGACACAGCATTTTGGGAAACAGGACATTTATATTTAGGTGCAGTTGATGAAAATTTTAAAGCAGCAATATTTTCTGGAAAAACTTTAGAAGCTGAACTTGAAACAAAAGAACAAGAGCTGTTTCCAGGTTTAAGAGCTAACATAACTGGTGTTAGACCAATTGTAGATGCAAGTGCAAATGTAACTATAAAAACTAGAGATAGATTAGTTGATAGTGTTACCACATCTACTTCAAGTTCTATGAACAGTACAGGCATAAACCCTGTAAGACAAAGTGGTAGATATTTTAGAGCAAATATAAAAATACCAGCAGAAAGTATTTGGACTAATGCACAAGGAATTGATTTAACAGCTAGTCAAGGTGGCTCAAGATAATGTCAGATAAAATAGATATAGATAACATAAGATATTCATTTGAAGCACAAGAGCTTTTTCAAAGACAAGTAGAAGAAGCAGTAAATACATTAATTAACAAAAACAATACTGAAAGCGATAAAGCCTTTAGTTGGTTTATGAATTAGGAGCAACATGACAACAAATATAAAAGATTATTCAACTACACAAGCAAACAACACTTCATTAAATGGAATTGATGTTAATGAGGGTATGCTTCCTAGTAATCTTAACAATGCTATTAGAGCATTGATGAAGAATACTAGAGATTGGTTTAATTCAGCTGAATGGATTGAGTATGGTGATGGTAGTGGTGCTTTTACTGCTGCTTACGCATCAGCTACATCTTTCACAATCGCTGGTGCTGACGTAACTTCTGTTTATCATGCTGGAAGAAGAATTAAATTAACAGCAGCAACACCTGGTACAATTTTTGGAACGATCTCAAGCTCATCTTTTTCCACAAACACAACAGTCAATGTCACTTGGGATAGTGGTTCTTTAGCCAGTGAAGCTATTACAAATGTTTATGTTGGTGCTTTATCAAAAACAAATTCATCTATACCAGAGGGTATAGTTGTAACAGCTACTCTTGCAGATGGTTCTGTAACTAATGCTAAACTAGGAGCTGACTCTGTAAATGGAAGTAAAATTGCAGATGATAGTATTGATAGTGAGCATTATGTAGATGGTTCAATAGACACAGCTCACATAGCAAATTCTCAAATCACAGTTGATAAGATGGCAGTTAATTCTGTAAATTCAGATCAATATGTAGATGGTAGTATAGACTTAATTCATTTATCAGCAGACTCTGTTGATGGAACTAAAATAGCTGATGACTCAATAAATTCAGAACATTATGTTGATGGCAGTATTGATACTGCACATATTGCCAACTCTCAAATAACTCTTGATAAAATGGCAAGTGATTCAGTCAACTCATCTAAAATTGTTGATGGTTCAATTGTTGATGCTGATATAAATGCTTCTGCTGCAATTGATGCTACAAAAATTGCTGACGGATCAGTTACCAGTACAGAATTTCAACATATAAATACTTTAAGCTCTAATGCTCAAACTCAACTAGATGCAAAAGTTGTTAAAGCTAGTAACTTATCTGATTTAGCATCAGCTTCTACTTCAAGAACAAATTTAGGATTAGGTACTATTGCAACTCAAGATGCAAACAATGTTTCAGTTAGTGGTGGTTCAATTACAGGACTTGGCTCTCCGTCTGCTAGTTCAGATGCAGCTACTAAAAATTATGTAGATCAAGCTGTTGCTGGTTTAAGAACTAGAATTATTGCAGAATGTGCAACTACAGCAAATGTAAATTTAACAAATGGCTTAGAAGCTGGTGATACAATTGATGGTGTAACTCTTGTTGCTGGTGATAGAGTTTTAGTTAAAGATCAAAGCACAGCTAGTGAAAATGGATTATACTTAGCAGTATCAAGTGGAGCTGCATCAAGAGATCCTGAACATGACACTATTGCTGAACTATCTGGTGGAATGGTTGTAGTCAATCAAGGTTCTACAAACGATAATAAAATATTTTTATGTACTACCGATAATACTGGATCAGTTGGTTCAACTTCAATTACTTATTCACAAGTAACACCTCAAAATAATGGTACAGTAACATCTGTTGGCATAGCTGATGGTGGATCTTCTGAATTTACAGTTGGTAGTTCACCAGTAACATCTAGTGGTAATATAACATTAACTGTTAATTCTATTGCACACACTAAAATTTCAGGACTAGGAACTGCTGCAACACAAACTGTTGGAACAAGTGCAAACAATGTAGTTCAATTAAATGGATCAGCTCAACTTCCAGCTGTTGATGGAAGCAACTTAACTAACTTATCAGCAGCAAGTGCTGGATTTGCAGTTGCTATGGCAATAGCTCTGTAATTAATAAAAGGAAAAAATAATGGCACAAGATTTTGAAAGAGTTTTAAAAACAAGCATAGGCACATCTGCAACTGAAGTAAGAGCTGCAGCTAATAGTGATGATGCAATTATTGGTATGAGATTTGCAAACAAATCTACATCATCTGTAACTGTAGATGCAACTGTTAAAAACTCAAGCACAAGCTATTATTTGATAAAAGATGCACCAATACCAGCTGGAGGTTCTTTGGAACTTATAGATGGTGGTTCAAAAGTAGTTCTACAATCTGGTGATAGTGTTGAAGCATTATCAGATACAGCAAGTGCTGTGGACTGCATTTTATCAGTAGTAGATTCAATTAGTACATAAGGATTAT